GCGCCTTATCGCCGGGTTAGGAACTTTGCTTAATGGCTTCCGTTTCAGAACTACGCGCAGGGATAAAAACTAACCTTGCAACGATTTCAGGCTTACGGGTTTCAGACTTTCAACCTGACAACATAAATCCACCTGTCGCAATAGTGTTTCCAGTTGCTCTTAATTATGATGAAACCTTCCATAGAGGAATGCAAACCTATACGTTTGCAGTTCAAGTAATTGTTGGCAGACAGTCAGAGCGTTCAGGTCAAAACTCCATAGATGCTTACTGTTCAAGCACAGGGGCTAACAGTATTAAACTAGCGATAGAATCAGACAAGACACTTGCAGGCAAGGCGTTCGATCTTAGAGTTACGGATATGCGTAACTATGGGGAACTACTTGTTGGTGAGGTAAACTATTTATCGGCAGAGTTCGTAGTTCTCTGCTACGCAGACTAGGAGCAATAAAGACATGGCAAAATTTTCAGCCGTTGATTATAAGGTAACCGTAAACGGTACAAATCTGTCTACTTCACTTAATCAAGTTGAACTAGCTTTAGAATCAGATGATTTAGAAACGACTGCATTCGGTGGAACATTCCGCGAACGCATAGGCGGTCTAAAGACTGGTTCAGTAACACTTCAGTTCATGCAAGACTTCGCAGCATCAGCCGTAGATGCAACGATCTTTCCGTTGTTCAACACCCTTGCAACAGTTGTTATCGTTCCAACTTCAGGAACTGTATCTGCAACCAACCCAAGCTACACCGCAACTTGCCTAGTGAATTCATATTCCCCACACGCTAGTTCAGTTGGCGATATAGCGACATTCTCAGTCACATGGCCTACATCAGGCACAGTAGTACGGGCAACAAGCTAACTATGAAAATCAACCTGCGCGTTACTTTTAATGATGAAACAGTAGAAGAAGTATCTGCTACTGCTCGTGATCTTGTTGCGTTCGAGGACAAGTTTACAAAATCGGTTGCTTCACTTGAATCAGACTTCCGCATTACTGATCTATTGTGGCTGGCATGGCATTGGCTAGAACGTCAGGGTAAAACCAAAAAGACGTTTGAAGATTGGTGCGATGAAGTAGACACAATCGAAGCGAGCGAACAACCCCCAAAATAACTGGGTTGGGTGACTCATCCCAACATTGGTATTTGGCTTATCTATCTGTTGAAACTGGTATTGCTCCATCAGTTTTAATGGATGAATCTGAACGTATGCTTTATACAATGGGTATGTATCTGCGCTGGCGAAATAGTCAGGGAGTCTAATGTTATCTTTACGCGCTGTTGGTATTTCTGAAGTCGCTAAGACTCTAAAGGGAATAGATAACGACATAGTTAAACAAGCTCGTAAAGATTTGCGTACAGGTGCAAAGCCCGTAGCTGATGCTGTTAAACAAAACATTCCAACGGAAGCACCATTGCGTGGCATGGTTCACAATGGGCGCACAGCATGGCAACCGGCAGGCGTAAAGGTAACAGTTAAAACTAACTTCACTAAAAAGGCTGAACGTAAAGGTACTTCATTAGTATCTATTGTTGCTGGCGCACAAGGTAAGAATTCAAGAGGTGCTGCTGCATTTCAGATAGCAGACATGGCAGGCAGGAAACGAGCTGGCAATACACGATCAGGTCGTGCCATGATTCGTGGCCTTAACTCATCAGGTCGTGCATCTAGATACGTTTACCCTGCTGCGCTTAGACAAGTACCATACGTTGAAGATGTGGTGCGCGGTACAATTAGAAAACTGCAACGCGACTACACAACTAGAAATAAGAGATAGGTGCAATCATGGCTGTAATCTTTCCTATTCTCTCTACCTTTGATGCTCTTGGCGTTAATCAAGCACAACGCGCATTCAAAGGATTAAACGGTGTAGCCAAAACTGCTGCTATTGCTTTTGGCGCAATAAGTATTGCTGCTGTGAAATTCGGCGTTGATGCAGCTAAGGCTGCTGCTGTTGATGAAAAAAGTATGCGCATCCTTGAAAGACAGTTACAAAATACACTTGGCGCAAATGAAGCAATGACTGCAAGCGTTGAAGATTACATTAGTAAAACTCAAATGCGTGTTGGTGTGCAAGATGATGAATTACGCCCTAGTTTTGCAAGGTTGATTCGATCCACAGAAGATGCAGTTAAAGCGCAAGAATTATTGAACATTGCTCTAGACATACAGGTTGCCACCGGGAAGCCTTTGGAAGCAATTGTTAATGCGTTAGGTAAAGGATATGACGGAAATGCTACTGCATTAAGCAGACTTGGATTAGGCATAGATCAGTCAATCTTAAAGAGTGGCGATTTTAATAATGTAACTAAAACATTGAAAACAACTTTTGCTGGTTTTGCGGATGATGAAGCAACAACCCTTGAAGGTAAGTTTAGAATTTTTAACATCGCTTTAGATGAAACCAAAGAAACAGTTGGCAAAGCCTTATTGCCTGCATTAACAAAGCTGATGGATTATGTAATTAAAAACATATTGCCTGTTTTAGAAGTTTTTATTAACGCACTTACAGGTAACACAAGTCTGTCGGCTTCATTTAGTGAATCAGAACAAGCAGCCTATAAATGGGGCAACATTATTCGTTCTGTAATTCAGACTGTTGTAAATTACACCCCATATCTAGTTGCTTTCGGTGGTGTTCTAGTCGCTACGTTTGTAGTTGCTAAAATTGCTGCTGCTGCTGGCGCGATTGTAAAAATTATTCAGGGCATCATATTTGTTTACGAAGGTTTGATTTTAGTTGCAAGTGGCGCAAGTGTTGCCACCGCATTTGCAACTGGTGGTGTATCTGTTACAGCAGGTTTTGCTGGTGCTGTTGCTGCTGCTGCTGCTATGACTATTGCTTTTGCTGGCGTAAATGCTGTGGTTAATAAATACAAACAAAATACAAAAGACATTCCTAAGATTGACATTGCTCCTGATGGCATTTTGGAAGATACAAAGGTTTATCAAGATGTTGTTTTACCAACCGTTGATAAACTTGGCAAGGGTGGTAAAAGCGCAGGCAAGGGTCTAAAAGAAATTGGTGATGCAGCCAAATACATTAAGGCTCAATTAGCCGCATTCACAGAACAACTAAGCAAAGCCAACGGGGTTCTTGATGCCGCTAGAGAATCTTTTGCAAGTTTCAAGTCCAGCGTTGCAGATACATTAACTGGCATTCTAGATTTTGGTGCTGCCGCAACTGCTGAAACTGGATCGTTCGTAGAAAACCTAGTTGCTCAAGCTGCTAAGGCTGCAAACTTTGGCAGCAAGATTCAACAACTTTTAGGCATGGGATTATCTGAATCTGCTATTGGTCAGGTACTTGCAGCAGGCGCAGATGCTGGAACAAAGATCGCAGATGAAATCATTGCTGGTGGCGCATCAGTTGTTAATCAGGTAAACACTTTAATTACAGCTACCCAAACTATTGCTGATGCCGTTGGTGAATCGGCTGCATCACAGTTCTACTCCGCAGGCGTTACGGCAGGTCAAGCATTAGTAGACGGCGTTAAGGCTGCTATTGCTGCTGCTGGATTCGCAGTAAATGCAGAAGGCATAGTTGTTAATCAAGCCGGCATAGATCAAGTGAATGCTGCCGTTGCTAAAGCAAGAACTAAGAAGTCTAAGGGTGGCACAAAGATAACTAAGGCTGAAAAGAAATCCATTAGTGATCTTGCAGAAGCATTGGCTGTGGACATTCCTGCTATGGCTGCTGGTGGAATTGTTACCCGACCAACCCTAGCTTTAATCGGTGAGTCCGGGCCTGAAGCCGTTGTGCCGTTGAACCGCAACAACACACCAACAGGCAACACGATCAACCTAACTGTGAATGCAGGTATGGGCGCAGACGGGACAGCGATAGGCCGTGAGATCGTAGACATCATCAAGCGATACGAACGCGTGAGTGGCCCAGTCTTTGCGAGCGCGTAATGGCTGTACCAGATACAAAGGTATTTATTGGGTTTGATTTAGCAGCTTCCGGCGGCAACCTTTTAACTTTGAACGACACCACTAAAGGCAAACTGAATTCGACATACGTTCTCGGCGGCGATGTGCTAACTGACGTGACTCAATACGTTGCTTCAGTTTCAGTCAATCGTGGCAAGTCGCGTGAACTAGATAGATACACCGCAGGAAATGCATCCGTAACCCTGCACAATGACACTCGAATCTTTGACCCATTCAATACTTCAAGCATTTACTATTCGCAGATTCTGCCACGCAAGCCGATAGCAATTGAAACAAATGGTGATCGCGTGTTTACCGGGTTCATAGATGACTGGGATTTAAGTTATGACATTTCAGGTAAATCATTTGCAAGCGTTTCTGCCGTTGATGGTTTCCTACGTTTATCCGCAGCTGAACTTGATTCGTTCACAGCAACAAGCCAGTTAAGTTCAGATCGCATTACCGCTATTCTCAATCGCCCAGAAGTTGCTTGGCCAATTGCCAACCGAGCTATTGCAACGGGCTTAACTACTTTGCAGGCTGACGTAGTGCCAGAAAACTCTAACGCTTTGCAGTATTTACAGCTAGTGGAAACCACAGAAAACGGCAGGTTCTTTATTGACCGTTCTGGAGCAGTTACATTTAAGAACCGCTTAACCATTCCACCGCTTACAAGTACCGTTACATTCGCAGATGATGCAACGGCTAACGCAATTGGCTACACCAACATTGGCGTTGTCTATGGTTCAGAGAACCTATACAACCGCGTGACGATTACTAGAGCAGGTGGAACGCCACAGGTTGCTGACTCTTTGGCATCCCAGAATCTTTATGGCATAGCTGCGTATTCTATTGACGGCGTTCTATTAACCACCGACACAGAAGCCCTAGCCCTAGCTGAATACTTAGTTGGTTTGTATGACGAACCAGAACTACGCATAAATGAAATAACCGTAAACCTTCACGACAAGACTTCAACACAAGTAGATAATCTGCTAAACATTGAAATTGCTGATGTTGTAAACGTAATCTTTACGCCTAATCGTATTGGCACAGCTATAAATCAGTACGCCATTGTTACAGGAATCAAGAACAACATCGGGATAGATCGCCACGAACTGACCTTTGACTTGGGTTCTGTATCTGCGTTCCCACTTATTCTGGACAATCCTATTTATGGTCGTTTGGGTGGATCGTTGCCAGTCTACGATTCGTCTACTACCGCATACGATGCAGCACTGATAAACTATGACGGGTCAGAGCAATTTGGCTACGTTCTCGCATACTAAGGATTCTTGATGGCAACTAACTTTCCAAC